TGTGTAAAACGATTCGTCAATAACGCTGACTTCTACGCCTGGTGATGTTAATGCCATCTGAATCTCCTTGGAGTTTTGTTCAGTAGTATTTATTGTCAAAACCAAAAATTAACTGGTTATAAGTAGTAGAAAAGGGATAAAAAAGGTGTGGTATAAATAAATTATGACCAGACCATTGTGTTTATGTGGATTCCGACCAGCAGCAATTAACTATATTAAGAATAATAAAACTTATTATAGAAAAAAATGTGAGGCATGTTTAAAGGCCGGAGGAATCGCTGCTGGAGTACCAAAATGGTACCTAAGTGGTTATAGAAAAAAACTAGTCTGTGACAAGTGTAATTTCAAAGGTAGACATTTAGAACAATTTAATGTGTTTTATATTGATGGAAATCTAAACAATGTTAAGCACACAAATTTAAAAACAGTATGTGCTAATTGTCAAAGAGTGCTACACAAAGAAGGAATCATTTGGAAACAAGGTGATCTTCGACCTGATTTTTAAGTTGTAAAAACAACTCATCTATAGTCCCGTTATTATCTATATCGCCATCGATGTCTTTATGTCCTACCCAACTATATTCACTAGCATGAATTTGCGCTTGATTAAGATGCATTTTACTTAACGCCCATTTCATATTAGTCGGGCCTTGATTGTGTGAAAGTGCATATTCATACCAATCAGGATCTAATCCTCGTTTTATTCTGAATACTTTGCCTCCTGCATTTTTAATCGCAGAAATTTCGTTGGGGAAACGAACATCAGTAATTACTACATTGTCGTTGGTTTTTCTTATTTTATTTTCTAAACTAGCGATCCAGATGTCGTTATGAAATCCATTGCGGCAAACTTCAGTCCCCCAAAATTGAAGTATATATCGAGGAGTAATTGATTTTCCTAATCGTTCGCTCCACCATATATCGGGTTGTTCTCTCCATTCTCTGCTTTCTTTAGTGCGACCTTCTAGTAATGTTCTGTCCCACCCAAATACACAAGCCACAGCATCTTTTAATGTAGAAGCAAATGAGTCTCTTCTAAAACCGTGAAAATTTACAAGATAGTCTGCGGCAGTGTCTTTACCTGAACCAATGAATCCCAAAAACCCAATAATCATAGTGTCTCCTAACACTATAATTTATTATATTTTTGTTACAATGTCAATAGATTAGACGCCGTATTTGTTTCGTTTAGGCTGAGCTACCGGACTTACAGTATTGATAGACTTTAATTCGGAACTAGGACCTTTTGCTACCAGTGTCTTTCCTGTTATTCCTTGATTTTTGGCTGCTCTATTAACAATTTCTTCGTCAGCATCGGTGTACATCCAAACTGCTGGAACGTCTTTTGCTGGTCCTTCCTTGGGTGCAGATTTCTCAGGTTCACCGGCCATGGCAATACCCAGTCTGTACATTTGATAATACTGATCTATGCCTGTAAATTGTTTGGCATGAGGAGCTGCTTCTCTTGAGCTTTTACTTAATTTCTTTTCAGCAGCTTCGTTAATTACTTCTAATATCTTCATGTTAACCTATGACAAATGTATAACCTGTACCACCAGCAACTAATAATTCTAATTCTTTTTCTAATTTTTCTATTTCTTCTTTGCCTGCTGCTTTTAAATCGCCACCGTTTAGTTGTCCTGATCCGCCTGGACCAGCAATAGCGCCAAATTTGCTACGTGCTTCACCTAACATCATTTTACAGTTTGCTAGAGTATAATCTCTAATCCATTGTTTGGCTAGGTAATCCTCCATAATTACGTAGTCAGGTCTATAATTCTGACATCTTAACATAATCACTTCGCCTTCTGTAAAGGGACGTTGTAGAATTCTTAAAGTATGAGTTGTTGGAATCCATTGAAACTCAATATAGCTACCAAAAATTCTTCCTACCATTTCTTGATAGCTGGCAAACATATAATAAGTGGCTATACCTCCTAACATGGTGCTATTTAAAAGATAAGTGTTAGTATATGCTAAATTAAAAGGCTCAAAGTTTGTGCCTGTGCCGCCGCCAGTTCTAGACCCTAATGTGCGTCTAAACACACTTTGAACATTTACGATTTCCTCAGGAAGTTTATAATCATTTTTATCTTTTTCTAAGGTCAAGAACATATAGCTTTCTTCAACACTGTTAGGGCTTCTTTGCCTAAATTTGCTCATTGTTCTTTCTAGTGCAGTTTGATAATGTATAGGATCTAATTCTACATCGACCATACCGTCGCCCAGCATGGTACGACAAAAATCATATATATTTTGCTTGATTTCTTCAGGATTATTTGCCATACGAATCTCCAGTAGTATTTATTCGCTAAATATTATACTATGCCGCGTTTATCATTATTTCGTCCTGAAAAGGGCAATGACTACAAATTTATAGATCGTCAGATTTCTGAAATGTTTCAAGTTGGTGGAACTGATGTTTATCTACACAAATATTTAGGTCCGAAGAATACCAGCGAAGCTGAAGCTACAGCAGACCAACCTCATTATGACGTAGTGAAAGAAACAAATATTCAGGATCTGTTGTTTTTAGAAAATCGCGATAGAAAATACAGCGAAGATATCTATAGAATTAGAGGGCACTATCAAGTTCAGGACATTGACTTTAATTTAAGTCAGTTTGGGTTATTCTTAGACAATGATATGGTTTACATGACTGTGCATATTAACAATTTTGTAAGCACTGTTGGACGTAAGCCGTTAGCAGGTGATGTTTTTGAATTTTTACACTTAAAAGATGAATATGCATTAAACGAATTTGATACTGCTATGCCAAGATATTTTGTTATTGAAGATGTTGGTAGGGCAGCAGAAGGATTTAGTGCTACGTGGTGGCCGCACCTATATAGATTAAAATTAAAGAAAATATCCGACAGTCAACAGTATGCAGATATTTTAAACAAACCGGCTAATCAAGATGCTAATTTTGTAGGCGATTATGATAGTTCTACTACCTACCAAGTAGGTCAGATTGTAAGATACGAAGGAACACTGTACACGGTTACAGCAGAAACTACAGGTAACGTTCCTCCTAACGCTAGCTATTTTTCAGTGTACAGTGGAAATACTATCGAAAATATTGTTAGTAATAGAGTAAAAAATTTAGAAATCAATGATGCAATTTTATCACAAGCGGAGGCAAATACTCCAAAAAGTGGTTACGAAACACAACAATTTTATACTCTAGCAATAGACACTAACACTGGACTACCTTTATTACGCACTGCTGACGAAACAGATATCGATGTTAGTCAAGAAACTAGTCATAGTCCAGATGCTAGTGCTATTCATGCTAGACCACAAAGATCTGGTTATACTGGTTATCTATTAGGAGACGGTGTTCCTAGTAACGGCGCAGATTTTGGCCATGGTATAGCTTTTCCTACTACTGCAAGAGATGGGGACTTTTTCTTGAGAACAGATTTTTTTCCTAATAGACTGTTTAGATTCAATGGAAGCAGTTGGGTTAAAAAAGAAGATGCTGTGCGACATACATTAACTAACACTGATACTCGTTCGACACATAGGACCAGTTTTATTAATAATACTAATACTGCTGTAATTAATGACGAAGTTGTCGAAGAGCGTCAAAGTTTAAGTAAAGCATTAAAACCTAAGGCGGATTTTTAAATGCAGTTTTTCTACGATGGTCAGATAAGACGTTACTTATTACAAATAATAAGATTATTCAGTAATTTCACAGTCAAATACAGTGACGGAACTTTAAGAAGAGTTCCAGTTTCTTATGGAGATGCTGATAGACAAGCAGCATCTGTGGTTAATCAAAATAGTGAAAACACTCTGGCTAGTGCTCCTAAAATTGCTGTTTATATTACTGACTTAGATTTAGACAGAACACGTTTGGGTGATCATAGTTTTGTTAGCAAAGTACACATTAGAGAACGAGATGTTGAAAACGGAAATTATACTGGAACACAAGGAGCCAATTATACTATAGAAAGATTAATGCCTACTCCGTTCATAATGACTGTAAAAGTAGACATATGGTCTACTAGCACCGAACAAAAACTGCAACTATTAGAACAAATTTTAACTTTTTTTAATCCTAGTCTTGAGATACAAAGCACTGATAATTATTTAGATTGGACTAGTTTAACTGTAGTAGAATTAGAAGATGTGGCATTTACCAGTAGAACTGTTCCTCAAGGTACAAGTATATCTATTGACATTGCTACTATAACTTTAAAAACTCCAATCTACTTAACACCACCAGCTAAAGTTAAAAAGTTAGGAATTGTAACAAATATTATTGCCAACGTTTTTAATTCAGGACAAGATTTAGAACCAGGATACATAGAAGGGTTAGGCATTGATACTAATGTAGGACAACAGAGTTTAACAGGATTTTTA